AAGTTTTTTATTCCATTGACCAGAACATTTATTAGATTTCCTGCGGCTTTTCCTATTGCCGGTAGTGTTTTCCCGATCCCTTCCACTAATGCGAGCACCAGTTTTACAGCCGCGTCTGCGATCAAAGGTAATGAAGCAATAATTGCATTGATCAGCGCTTCAATAAGCACTGGAATCGCTTCGATAAGTGCAGGAATGGCAGTGATCAACCCCTGCACCAGGGCAATGATGATCTGAAGTGCTGCATCGATCAGAAGTGGTAGATTGTCAATTAATATCTTGATCATCTCGGGGATGATTGCCGTGATCGCGGGGATCAACTCTGGCAGTGCCTGCGCAATCCCAAGAGCAATAGTGATGATCATCTGCAGCCCCGCCTTCAGCAGCATTGGAAGCATCGGCAATATCCCATTCACGAGTCCCATAACTATTTGAATAGCGGCGTCTGTCAACATCGGCAGATTGTCCACAATGAACTGCACTAGGTTGGTAATTATGCTGATTGCAGCCGGAAGGATTGCAGGTAAATTCTGAACGATGGCATTCACAATGCCCTGAATAACTCCCAGCCCTGCCTGGATCATTTTGGGAGCTTCCGCCGCTATACCATTTACAATCTCACCCAGTAACCCCCCAATTCCTTCTGCCATCTTCCCCAAGTCGCCATTTGAACCCCTCACGATCTCCGAGAACTTGCCCAGATACTTTTCAGCTCCTGCAGCTAGCCCTTTGAATGCTGGCAAAAATGCGGTAGCCAGGGTTCCCACTGTTCCCTTCAATCCGGCTTTAAGACCAGCTAGAGTATCCCCAAACGCTTCGAGGGATTCAACATCTTCTTTTTTCATAACCGCACCCATTTCATAGGCTTTATCGGTCATAGCTTGCATTTCCTCTGCTGACGTTTTGATCAGGGGATTGAGGTCTGTTGCACTTTTTCCGAGCAGGGACATGGCTAACACATCTCGCTCTGTCTCATTGGCCATTCCACCAAGAGCCGTGAGGGTTTCCTGCCACACCACTTTACTGTCCCTCAGACTGCCATCTGCATTGGTTACGGAGATGCCAAGCTTTTCAAAATCTTCGATTGATCCCTTGTTTCCGTCCCTGGCAGCAGCCATGCTCTTTTTCAATTTGTCCTGGCTGCCTGCCATTGTATCGATTGAGACACCAACCTGGTCACCGATAAATTTCAATTCCTGCAGACGTTCCACTTCAATACCGGTTTGATTGGATAGGTCAACTAGCTCCCCAGCCGCATCCGCGGCTTTTACCACCATTCCGCCAATTGCGCCTGCTGCAGCAGCCGCACCAGCTGCTAGTCCAATGATCGCCTTGCCACCCGTTTTAAGGGCAGTACCAAGCCCGGACATGATGCTCTTCAATCGTTGGGCGTTTTTCTCTGCTCGGTCCTCTTCCGTTGCCAGGTTCCCCATGCCTTTGCTGGCGTCCTGGGCTTCGTCGCCAAACTTATCAAGCGCCGTGGTAGCCTGGTTCATCTCACCCTGCATCTTATTCAGGGTCTCAGTCTCTTTGTTGATCTTGATCTGCAGTTCCTGCATTTCCTTGCCGCTGGTCTTCCCCTCAGCCGCCAGCTTATCGTACACCCCCTGCAATCCTTCAACTTTTTGCTTTTGTACTGCAATGATTTCACCCAGGCTCTTGATTCTGGCTTCCAGTCCTGCTGAATTATTCTCCCAATCTTCCATACCGGCAGCCACCGCCTTAAATCCGGATTCCATTACCCGGATCTGTCGGTTAAGCTCTGCCATCCCTGCCTTAAAATCGGTGGTGTCAAATACTATTTTTGAAGAAAGCGGGTTATCGCTCATCAATTACCTCAGGGTTTTGAAAGTTCAGAAGTCGATCTCATCGCAATACACTCTTTTTGATGCTGATTTGTTGCCTACGCTTTCATTTCCAACAGCCACGAACCTGTCAATAAATGGGATCAGGCTGGATATGTCTGTTTTATCTATTTCGTACAAGGACCAGTGGAACTCTTTTATTAGAGTGATTTCGAGATCCACCATCCAGGTGATACCATCAAGGTCTTCTTCAGTCGTTTCAACCGGACTTTCATGTCCGGTTAAGTAGGGTTTCCTGTTTTCTTGAATTCCGAAAAGGCGCGTGTTACGACCGCCTGCAGCACATTGATCATTTCGCTCGTCTCAGTACCCCATTCAATTTCTTCAATAGTGACCTGTCCGTGAAAAACATCTGCCACCAGCCCGGTCAGATTATCGAAACCATCATCGCCCAATTTCTCGAGCATCTTGTTGATCTGATCTCCAGAGTCTTCCTCTTTTTGATCGTAATCAAGGGATTTTGCCAGCTTGATTGCCCGTTTCAAAATCCCCCACGGAACCAGGGAGGTCTGCAGTTCTTTCTTGGGCTCGTGCGTTTGAGGATCATAGATCGTCAATTTAATAGGGCTTGCCATAGAGATCCTTTCTTCCGGATCCCCCTCTCAATTTCTGAGAGGGGGATTAGTTAAAAATGTCGGTTATGCCAACGTGGTGAAATTGATCGCGCCCTTCAGCGTCTGACCATAGATATCTGTCACTGTGTAGGTGATGATGTAATCTGTATCAGCTGACAGGCTTTCAGTCGGATTAACCGTCACGATCTTCTTGGTAGCATCCAACGTGTAGGCACTTGCCACCGTTGATCCATCACTGGGATCGATTAACAAGATGTTGTTGATCACGCTATCCGGCAGTGCGTTGTTGAAGGTGAGGGTCTGGTTCGCACTCACCGAAATATCTGTGGTGCCATCACCCGGAACACTGCTGGAGAGAGCCAATGCATCTGGGGCAACGATCACCGGGGTCTGCACAGCATCGAAGAAGGACGTACCGCTGAAATTGGCTGAGTCTTCATCCCCGACCACCCGTTTCACGCTTTTATTGATATCTCCCAGATCAAACACATGCACCGTGCTCATTGCCGTGAACATGATCTGAGCCGGCTTTGGAGTGGCTTTTTCTGCCTTGGTACTGGCTTCATCCTTGGGTACCGAGAACTTACCCTTGAGATATTGGAAGTACCGATAGCTGCCATTGCTCTTCATCGACCTGAATGACAAAGCGGCATCAGGCGGTACAGCTTGCCCTGCCTGGTCAAACATCCGGCCGCTGACTGTGTCGAAAACCTTCCCCAGGTATTTAGCCAGGATGGAGATCGGGATATTGGTGGTCGAAAGCGTGATCTTGGTAACGCCTTCGCTCGTCATGATGTCGAACGGCTGATCATCAGCATATTGGATATCCTGAGCGCTCTCCGGTTCCGCACTTGCATCGATCGCGGGAGCGAAAACCTCCGGAACATCCGCCACGTAAGCCGCAGCATCATCCTGGGTAACCAGGGCAACGTGCACCTGGTCCAACCCGACAATACTTTTATATTCAGCTTGAACTACCATTTTTACTCCTCATTCAAAAAGTTGAAATCCCGGGAATATCCAAAATGCTGCGTTTCCGGGTTGAACGGTAAATTCCGTCCTGCTGCGTATGTAAATCCAGCCGCGGTCATTGCGCTTTCTATATCTGGCATCGATGCCAGTCCAGCTCGATTAAAGTAGTTGACCTGCATTTTGTAGTTGCGCAGTTTTTCGTCATTATCTGCATGCTGCATTGGTGGAGCATCAATGAGTTGGTACACCAGGTAAGCATCCGGAAGATCTGCACCTTGCGCAGTCAAATACCGGTCCGCAGCCATTGGTATGCTTAATCCTGCCAGTGCAGTGCTTGTAACAGACCAGATATCCAGCATTATTTCCCGCTTCCCATAATGACCTTTTTCATCGCTGCCCGTGCTTTGCCCATATCCTCATCCACAGTTGCCCGAATGTAGGATTGAGCTGCCATGTTCGATGTGCCATATTCCTGGGCATTTCCATACCTGGAAGTATCAGCATCAGTACTTTTTTTCAATCCAACGGTTACAAAGTGCTGATTTCCATCATTGAATGGTCCTTCGACATCGATGTGTTCCTCAAGGTTATGAGAATCCTTTCGCACTCTGCGCCTCATCCCAGCTTTAAGTACCTCTCCACCGGCTTTGAGAGCATCATCCACCAGCTCGTCAATGTTCTGAGCTGATGCAGCTATTTGTTCAAGGAATTTGGTTAATCCTTTGGTTTCCAGTTTCACCCGGATCGCCATATCAACCACTCCTCATTTTCTTGACCTTCAGCTCCAGGTATTCGTGTCGTTCCTGGATATCATCGATGCTTACGATTTCATACCGATTGGTTCCTTTCAACACTGCGCAGGTCAGATCTACATCACTTCGGTACCGGATTAAAACGGTTGCAGCCATTTCGGCTTGCATAGTATTCGCTGTCCAGGCTTCACTGCCGTGAACATTGGTCCACTTCGCCCAAACAGTGGCAAGGTCGGTCCACCCGGGGGACTGAAAACCGCCAGTCCCTGCAGTAACCGTACGTTTCTGCATCTTGACTGATGTCCGCAGATCACCAGGATTGGTTACCGTGTTCCCGATTTTCATAAAGACTCCGGAGGGATCAGGTAAGCTCGATAGTATTTCTCAGATAGGTCACTGGTGGATATCTGTTGGATCTGATCATCCACCGATATGACGGTTTCAAACGCTGCGGATTGATCGCCCGTCACACCAATTAATCCGGTGAGAGTAGCAACTGTATCCCCAGCCTCGACCCCTGGAAGATAAATCGATCCAGCGCCATCCCTGCCGGCAAATTCCCGGTATCGGAGGGCGATAGCTTCAAGCTGCACCAGGGCAGCACTTAAGCCGAATCCCAGCGCGTTAACTGAATTAACCATCCCTGGGTTCTCATGCCAAAGCACCAGCAGCATCCTTGCAGCACTTTTAGCCTCTGCCCGGATGGTGGTATCCAGTGCCCAGTCGTGACCCGTTGCATTCTTGATGTACGCATCGATTAAGGGCAGTAAGGCCAACATATCAGCATCGGTCGTTTCACACCGTAAAGCTGTCGCAGCTTCAGAGGTACTTAATATATTGGCCATGCAAACCTTCCTTTTCGATTTTTAGACCAGATAATACAGGTCTACGCCCTTGGTACCGTTTGGAGTTCCATTGAGAGAGAAAACATTCTTCTCGATCT